CTCTGAATTGATAAAAGTCTGTGAGGAGCATGGATTCAACTATAATAAAAAAGAAAAAGTTGAACCTATGACTTTAAAGGCTTTTGTTAAAGAGCAAGTTGAAGGTGGTAAAGAACTACCTTTTGATTTGTTCGGTGTGTACATCGCAAATAAAACGAAAATAACTAACAAATAATAGGAAATACTATGATAGTAAAAGACGGACAACAAAGCCAAGTAGCGGTTAAAAAAGAAGCAGGTGCAGTGACTAACAACGTTGATATTGAGTCATTTGCAGATGCAGGATTTGATAATGTAGATTCAAAAAGTTTAGCATTACCATTTCTAAAAGTTCTAGGACAATTATCTCCTCAAGTAACACAAGGGGATAGTCAGTTTAATCCTGAAGCAAGACCTGGAATGATCTACAACACCGTAACAGATGAACTTTATGATGGGGCTAAGGGAATGAAAGTTATCCCTTGTTTCTATAAATTAGAGTACATCGAATGGAGAGATAGAGATAAAGGTTCTGTTGCTCCAGTAAATGTTTATCCAGCTGATTCAGATATCATGTCAAAAACGACAAGAGATGAAAAAGGTAAAGATAGACTTGAAAATGGTAACTACATAGAAGAAACTGCTTCTCATTATGTAACAATAGTGGAACCAGAAAAATCTTCTACGGCTATGATTACCATGAAATCTACTCAAAGAAAGAAATCCAAAAAATGGAATTCAATGATGATGTCTTTGAGACAAAAGAGAAAAGATGGTAAGGGTTTCTTTAGACCTGCACCATTTACTCAATTGTACACACTTAAAACTGTTTTAGAGAAAAACAACTTAGGTTCTTGGTATGGTTGGGAGATCGAGCATGTTGGTACAGTGGATAGCGAAGACACAATCAAAGGAGCTTTTGATTTTTACGAAAGTTGTAAAAAGGGAGCGGTCAGAGTTAATCACGGTAAAGAAGAACAGCAAGTAGAAAAATCACCATTCTAATATGGACATACTTGACAACACCCTGGAGGAGTTTGTAGAACTCTTCCAGGGTTCTACTACATATTTTGGTGCTTCAAAACCATTAGGCCAAACGAGAGGTCGAGATGGTAAGCAAGAATTTAAACATTGGGTTGAGCCTAGGCCTATGACCAGGGAAGATTGGTTACAACATTTAAAAGGAGAAAAATACTATGGATCCGTTCCCATTCGAGATGATAATACATGCAGTTGGGGGGTCATCGATGTTGATCGTTATAATATACAGCATAAGGACGTTATATCGGTTATACGGAAAAGGAAGTACCCACTCATCCCGTTCAGATCAAAATCCAACGGACTCCATTTAGTTTTATTTATTGATGGTGTAGTTCCTGCATCTTCAATGAGAAAAAAATTAATTGAACTAGCATCAGATCTTGGTGTTAATGATAGTACAACAGATATTTATCCAGCGCAGGATGAAGTTGATCTAACACCTGAAGATTGGAATAAAAAAAGAAAAGGTAATTTTGTAAACTTACCTTATCAAAAAGCACATATGACTACTAGAGTTTGTATGGATAATGATGGTAATTCAATTAAGTTAGAAAACTTATATAAGTTTGTTTCTGAATATAGATTAAATCCTAAAGAGTTTCATAAGCTTAAAATATTTCAAGATGATGAGACTAAAGATTATCCACCTTGTGTTGTAAACTTTATGAAAAACAAAGTTCAAAAAGGTGAAGGTCGTAATGATGCAATGTTTAACGTTGCTGTGTTAGCTAAAAAAATAAATCCAGATCCAGTTATGTATCAGGATTGGACTAGAAATTTAATGACTAAGGTTTGCTCAGAACCTTTGCATCCACAAGAATTAAATAATATTTTTAAAGGTGTTGAGAATAAAGAATATGCTTATAAGTGTAAGACTTCTATTGCACGAATGCACTGTTCATCAAGCACGTGTTTAAGACGTAAACATGGTATTGGTAACAATGAAGCTTTACCTGAAGTGGGTAAACTTTTAAAAGTAAATTCTTATCCAGAGCCTTATTGGATTCTACCTATTCAAGGTAAATCAATTAGACTTAGTACAAAACAATTATACCAACAGCAGTTGTTAGGGGAACAGTTACTTAACTACGATATTGTTTGGAGATCACTGAAGCCAAGTAAAAGAGATCCAGATCCATACAGAGATTGGTTAGATGAATTAATAACTAACAAGCAAGATATGGAAGGCTTTAATGCAGGAGAAGAACAAGAAGATGTGTTTAACTCTAGAATGACAAAGTTCATTGAGGATGTTGAAGATACTACAGAATTTGATCAAATAGATTCTGGGAATATCTGGAAAGATGAAAATGAGATGAGATTTAAACTTGAAACGTTTAGATCTTTCATGAAAAAAATGGGTTATAATTGGAACGAAAAAGAATGTACTAGGTTTCTTGAGCAAGGAAAAGCTTTACCTAAAGCTAAGTTCAAGGGAATACAAACTAGACATTGGGTTGTAGTTTTACCAAAACAAACGGAGCATAAAAACAAAGATGTCAAATTTACTAAAGCAAAAGCTGCGTGGGAAGACAATTAAAATTTTTGGACCACCAGGAACAGGTAAAACAGAAAATTTACTTAAAAGGGTTAAGCGGTATTTGGAGAAGGGTTATTCTCCAGACGAAATTTGTTATGTATCTTTTACTAACAAAGCTGTTAACGAATGTGTTGCAAGAGTTAGACAAAAGTTTAAAGGTTATGACGAAGATGCTTTCTCATATTTTAGAACACTACATTCTCTGGCCCGACAACAGTTTGCTGAAATTCCCGTATTAGATCCTAAGGCAGATCTGCTAACATTTCACACCCAGTATGGAACGGTGAAGGTGGGTTACAAAGATACTTGGGATGATCAAAAAGTATATAACAATTGGTCCTTACAAATATATGATAGAGCAAGAAACATGAAAGTGGATCCTGTGTGGTTGTACAAACAACAACCAAGAAAAGTAGTAAGACTTCAGCAGTTTAAATCTATTATTGCAGGTTATGAAGAATTTAAGATTCTTGAAACGGATGACGGACACCGAACAGCGGACAGATTAGATTTTACAGACATGGTAAAAAAATTTATTGATGATGGCCTTGTAGTTCCTTTTAAAATTTTAATGGTCGATGAAGCTCAAGATCTAACTCCCCTGCAGTGGGACATGGTAGTCAAAATGGCAAGTGCAGTTGAAAGAGTTTATATTGCAGGTGATGATGACCAAGCTATTTATGAATGGAATGGTGCTGATGTTAATTTGTTTCAAACTTTTCCAGGTAAATCATTAGTGTTAAAGAGAAGTGTAAGATTAAATAAAGACATACATTTTTTTTCTAAAGGTTTATTAAATTCTATGGGTAACAATCGTATACCTAAAGAGTTTTATTCTAATGGTAAAGAAGGTGCTGTTTATAGATGGAATGGATTGAAAAAAGTTCCTTGGACTATGGAAGGAAGTTGGATGGTATTGGCTAGAATTAATGATGTAAAAAGAGAGCTCCAGCAGGAGGCCCGAAACCTAGGATTATATTATCAAGACCAAAAAAATAATAAATCATTTGATCCAAATCAATTCTCAGCAATTAATTATTGGGAGAAGATATGCGAAGGTGGAAGTATCACTAGAGAAGAAGCTGTAACCATGTATGAGTTTTTGTTAAACATTGACCACGGATACCGGTCAACGGACAGTAAAAAATGGAGTTTTGCACACCCAAATCAAGTCTTTACTTTTGATGAATTACATTTAAGGTGTGGTATGAGAGATCAAAAAGGTCCATGGAATCAAGTATTTAAAAGAAAATTTAAGGATAAAGATAAAAAATATTTTCAAAAACTTATGAGTGAAGGTGTAGATCTTAGTCAACCGCCAAAAATAATTATAGATACAATACATCAAGTCAAAGGTGGTGAAGCAGATAATGTTGTCCTGGCGAGCAAATGTAATTTTCCATCACACTTCGACAAGAAAAATTTAGCAGATAAAGTAAAAGAACTTAGGGTTTGGTATACAGGTGCCACTAGATCTAAAAGCACACTCCATCTGTTGGGCACTTATCATCAATATAATTTTCCATTAGGAAAATACTTTAAACAATATGAGGCTAACTATGTCAGATAAAAATATGTTCGATGAGGCTTTCCCTCAAGATAAACAAATTGGAGGATCTCACTACCAACACTATTTAATTCAACCCTATGAATTCATCTCTAAAAATGA